GAGTATCCTTTGTAAGAATTACATAGTTCTTATTATTCTTATATTCATCAAATTTCTCTTTTACATTCGGAATAATAGCTTGGGCTTCCGGCGTACCAAGTGAACCGGTCACAAAATCATTCTGCACATCAATTACAATCAGAACTTTCTTCTTCTCTTTTTCCATTTTTATTCTCCCATTCTTTAATTTGCTGTACTCCATCTTCAACTTGCTGCTTATCATGTCTTGAATAATTATCTGCTGGACCATAAGCACCTTTATGTCGATATGAAGCATGTCCTTTACGAGTATTAGTTTTTACTGCAGTTCCGCCCATGCCAAGTCGTCCACTGTGTCCTTTATGTAATATCCCATCTTTAAAATCAGGATCGTTCAAAGTTTTATATCCATGATACATAAGTTCTCGTTGACTTATTAATTTTTTTCTACGTTCAATATTTCGTAGTCTTTGTTCTCTCAAATATCCTCTGTTACGTTCCGGCATGACTATTCCTCCAGTCTATACAAAATAATTGGTCCACCTTCAATATAGAACGTCGCATTGTAATCTATAAATTCTCTAGCCTCATCTTCTGTCATATCCTCATGGTTAACTAAAGATTCAACCATTTTTTCGTAATCATATATTGCTCTATCATCAGAAGAAATACCAAGAAACGCATCTTCATAAGATGGATTTGTAAAAAATATCGTTCCCTCGTATCCGGCCTCTAACAATAACCGTTCTGTTTTTGATACTTGGTCTTCATATATATTATCTGCATGTGCTTCAATATCATCATGTAACGTCTCTTCTGGGTAATCTATAAGAGAATCCATAATATAAGAAGAAGTAATCATATTTAAAGCCTTCTCTTCTGAAATTTGATATTTTCTTTGTAATACAGCTTGCAATCCTTCAATGTAACCCTTAACACTTTCTGTAAGTTCTGATATATCTACCATTATGCGATCCTCACAATCTGTTCATATATAACTATATCTTTTATTGTTATTGCTTTATTGTCGTGGTAATGCCCACACAACCAACGCTTATAATCAACATTGCGCCTTATTTCTTCCAGATAATTTGTTAACTTATCCGGCTTATATAGTCCATGTGATAATAATGCTGCTGTAGAAGAAGCTGTACAATGTGTCAGGATAAAATCTACTTTATTATCATGTTCTGCCAGATTCTTTATACCCTCATCCATCTCTTTTTCATCTGGCATTTCTCGTTCCCACCATGAAATATGATTGATTCGGTACATTTTATCCGGATCATCCCTCCATTCTTTTACTCTTGGATCGTCAATCTCTAATACTCCATCTGAAATATCATGACTTGAAGCTCCTCCAAAGGTAAAGAATTTTAATCCGTCTATATCAAATACCTGTCCTCTCATAAGATGAATTATCGATGGTTTAATAAAATGCACCTTACCACCATGCCATTCTTCTACCGGATAAGAATCTAATATATCGTAATTCTCATGATTTCCGTCAATAAAGAGTGTTGTGAAATGTTTCTCTTCAAGCCAATTCAGGTACCACCTTTGCTGCGGTGAATCTCTCCATATCCCAAAATCTCCAAGAATTATCACATAATCGTCCTTCGACATCTCACGCTGTTCGGGAAAAGAATCCATATTAACTCTATGGATCCAATCCCCATGCGTATCTCCAGTTACCCAAATCATGTCCGTGATCCCCAAATGAAGTAGTTAACACTTAAAATAAATAATGATATTGCAGAAGGCCAATAACCACCCGGAACAACATTATTCAGAACAATGCTCATGCATATCCCACTGATAATGAAACACACAATATTTTTTAATATCGTTTTAATCATTATTTCGTTAACTCTTTATACTGATCAAGCAAGGTCGCCAGTTCCGGATTCTCAGCCGCATACATTTCATATTTCTTTGTTACATCCATCTGCTTAATAACTGCATCCATATCTTTTTTAAGCTTCTCAGCTTTCTTTCTATTTTCAACACGCTGGTCATATGCAGATGTATCAACTCTACAGATAATTTCTGCAGTAATATTCTTGGCGCATTTTACTTCTGCTTCCGACACAGTTAAAATTTCTTTAATTGTCAGAACATCTTTGTTACAACCACTTACTAAAACCTGGTCTCCGGCTTTATATGTATTGCCATCGTCAAAGACTGCATAATAATAGTCTTTCTTACAACAACAAGTTACTTCTTCAATTACTGCTACTGCATAATATCCTGTTAATTTTGCCATTTGTCCATTCTCCTCTTCTGATTTATATAAATGCGTCAAATATTGTTTTTCTACTTCAAAAATCATAGAATCAGAATTATGTACTGTATATAATTCGCAATTAATGTTCGTGATGATTCCCTCAGTTCCCTCAAGGCGTTCGTAACCTTGAGGGAGATTGGTTAATTTTACATAATCGCCAACAATAAATTTTTCTATTTTCCATCTAATCATAGTTTATTTCCCAAATACTGATTTCAGTAATAAGATTACAAGCCAAATTCCTGTAGCAATCAACCAGCTGAAAGCGACCCCGAAACATAATGTGATTAATTTTATAATTCCACATGTTACGATCCAACTGAAAGCTAATGCCAATAATGACATAATAATAAGTAACATTCCCCTCATATTATTCTCCTTTTACACTTGCTGTTCCTGATGTTAAATCACCTGCATCAACAATTGTTGCAGCATTTCCACCTTGTACCTTCGGCACATCACCATTCCACTTATCAATCTTCTGTTTCTCAATAAGTTCTGGAGTAAGTGACTCAGCGATCTTTTTATTTGCTTCTGCTTCAGCATCCGCTTTAATTTTTGTAGCTTCCGCCTTACCTTCCGCAGTGATTTTTGCCTGTTCAGCTTCAATAGCAGCTTTCTCTTTATCCTGTTCAGCTGCAATAAGAGCAACTTCTTTATCTTTATCTGCCTGTACTTTTGCAGTCTTGGCTTCAATATTTGCAAGTTCCAGTTCCTGCTGTGCATTTACTTTCTTCTGAATAGCTGCTTGAGTTTCATCATCTGTAGAAATTGAAGTAAAGTTTACAGTGTCAATGATAATTCCATATGGCTCAAATTTCTTTTTCAGATATGTGTCAAGAGCCTCGTTCAGTTCTTGACGTTTATCACCAAATACATCTGTTACTGGATACTTAGCAGTCACTTCCTGTGTCCATGCTTTCATTTTAGGTTTAATGAAAGTATTTTTTACACTTTCTCCGGACTGACCTTTAAATCTTGTAAATACATCAGCAACATGTTCCTGATCAAATTTATATGAAAACTCAAGATCTACAAGAAGTTGCTTACCATCTGCAGTAGGAGTTTTAAAGCTTTCATCCTTTGGAGAATCACCCTTATCTTCAGATGTAAGATATGACTGCTCGATACCCACTGAATATAAAGATGTTTTGATCGTTGGAGAAACTAAATGCCATCCCTGAGTAAGCGTATCATCAGAAATTCCTCCATTCATCTCATATTGTACCGCCACGTAACCGGCAGGTACTCTTACCGTACAATTTGCTACACAAATTAATCCTGCTACAATAATCACTGCTAATCCAATACTACCTAAAAATCCTTTTTTCATTAATCTTTTTTCTCCTTGTTTTGATCTTCTCTATTTATTTCATCTGCTGCATCTTTCCAGATTCTATGTAAGAATCTCCCAAATGGATAAAAC